ATCTCTGCTTCTATTGTTGGGTTACCCCTACTATCAAAAACTTGCCTTGCAACAACTTTTGTAATTTTGCTCATTAATTTTTTTTAATCAGATAATCTATTTCTACAATTTGGTTAATTAAACCATCTAATTTATCTAGTGGCACCATGTTTGGTCCATCTGATGGAGCGTTATCAGGATCTTGATGGGTTTCTAAAAATATTGCAGCTATTCCAACAGCAACCGCAGCTCTTGATAAATATTCAACAAATTCTCTTTGTCCTCCACTTTTATCACCATGACCACCAGGTTGTTGTACAGAATGTGTTCCATCAAAAACTATTGGATATCCATTTTTTGCCATTATAGGTATTGATCTCATATCAGATACCAGCGTGTTGTATCCAAAGCTTGCTCCTCTCTCAGTTAGAAGAATTTTTTCATTACCACTTTCAGATATTTTTTTTGTAACGTTAACCATATCCCATGGAGCTAAAAATTGACCTTTTTTTACATTAATAACTTTTTTAGTTTTTGCAGCAGCAACTAATAGATCTGTTTGTCTACAAAGAAATGCTGGAATTTGCAGAACATCTACATGAGGTGCAACAATTGAACATTGATCTTCATTATGAATATCTGTTAGGACTGGAATATTATTCTCTTTTTTTATTTTATCAAAAATTGGTAAAGATTTCTCTAAACCAGCCCCTCTTTTTCCCTGTAAACTCGTTCGATTGGCTTTATCAAATGAGGTTTTGTAGATTAAACCTATTTTATATTTTTCTGTAATTTCTTTAATTTTACCAACCATATCCATTGCGTGTTGCTCTGTCTCCAATTGGCATGGGCCAGCGATTAAACAAATTTTATTTTTGTTTGAAATTTCAATTCCGTTACAATTTACTATTTTATTTTGCATAATTAGACTTGCTTGCTTTAATAAAGGATGAAAATAAAGGATGAGGATCTAAAGGTCTAGATTTAAATTCTGGGTGAAACTGAACACCAATAAACCATGGATGACTATTTAATTCAATAATCTCAGGTAATTTATTGTCAGGTGACATGCCAGAAAAAATTAAACCATTTTTTTCAAATTTCTCTCTCAAATTATTATTTACTTCGTATCTATGACGATGCCTTTCTTTTATTTTTGATGATTTATATATTTTTTTTATGGCAGAATTATTTTTAAGCAAAGCTTCATATATACCAAGCCTCATTGTGCCACCTAAATTTCTATCTGTGCCTTTTATAATTAAACCATCTTTACTCCACTCATTTATCAATCCGATTACTGGATAAATTCTTTTATCATCAGACTCATATGGTGGTTGAACCGATGCAACAAACGCATTAAAATCTGGGGGACTTTTACCTTTCATGATAGAAACACTGGTGGAAACGAGTCCAACAGTAAGGGTAGCAGCTAACATAGTAGTTTCTACTACTTCAAATAGTTCAACAAACACTTTGTCTTATTATATATAAGCGTATCATAACATAAAAAGGGGGTGATGTCACCCCCCTTGTGACAGTTTACTCAGCGTAAGAAAAGAAAAACTCATCCATCATACGATTAGCATTCTCTTTACCAAATCTACTGGACATGTATCCTAAAATTGGATCTAATTTTTTCATGTAAATATCAAAATCTTTATAACATTCTACATCTGTAGGACCTATTGGTTCTGCTTCATCTATAATCTTACGATAAAATTCAAGATACTGTCTGAATTCTGGTAGATAGTTATCAACTTCATCAAAGGTACAATACCTAACAAAAATGTTCTCTGAAAAATGGTTGCCCATTTCAAAGAACCTATAGTCTTTCTCTGCTTTAGGTAATTCATCAAAGCAAAGATTAAATTTTTCTGTTGGATGTTGAAAATCAAATACAATAATAACTTTCTTTTCAAAGAACCCCATGAGATCCATGCCAAAGCAAGGAAGAACTTTCCAATGGGATATAATTCCTTCTTGCTGTGGATAGATTACATTGTTGTAGATATCTGATTTTGAATTGTAAATATCTACTCGTCTTGATTTTATAAAATGTGGAGCAGTAAAGATGTCTGCTGTTAAAGTCAGATCACCTTTACCTTTCCACTCACACCACCGTGAATCAAATTTAAACTCAGGGAAAACATCATCAAGAACTTTTTTGTAGTTGACCCAGAGGTCAACCGTGTTAGTCATCAGATGCTAGAGATGCAAAATAGGATAGTGCATCGTCATCCTCTACAACTGCTTCTTGTTTTACAGGAGTAGGAGCACTCATCTTAGCACGAAAGTCTGATTGTGGAGCAGCAACTGGTTCATACTCTTCACTATCTACAGATGGTGCTGTAGGACGTGGAGCAGACCCTAGAACAAGGTTTAACCTCTTCTCTAGGTCTTCGTATGATTTGAACTGATCTGCTGATGTGAACGCTTCTAGTGAGTGCTCTGACTTCCATGTCGCTTCCAGTTCAGTATCATCTGCACTAAGAGCACTAATAGAATCAAACTCACTGCTGTCATAATTCCAGAAACCTGCGACCTTTTTAATCTTCAACTTAAAGTTAGCACCTTCCCAAAGATCAAACACATTTACTGGTGTCTCATCTTGGAACTCAGGTTGCATTGCTGCAAGAATCTTGTCATGAATCTTCTTGCCATACTTGTATAAGAATACTTTACCCTCATTCTCAGGGTGCTTAGGATCTTTTACAACATAGATGTTGCTGTAGTAAGATAGTTTTCTCTTTTGCTTACGAGCAGTATCTTTATCTGCATCTTCACCACTGTTCCAGAGTCTACGATTGACTTCACCTACTGGATCTTTGTCTCCTATTGTAGTAAGACTATTCTCTATGTACCAACCACCTGGTCCTTGGAATGCATGACTATAAACCTTTGCCCAAGGTACTGTCTCACCATCTGGTGCTGGTAAAAAACGAATGACAGCGTAACCATTACCTGATGCATCTACCTCTGGTTTCCAGAAGCGTTCATCAACTTGTTTGTTACTAACTGTCTTCTCTAGTTCTTTTTGTAAAAATGATAGATTTGATTGAGATTTTTTCTTTAATTCTGCGAATGACATATTGCTTTAGATTTAATTGGATTGTTTGATCAAAAAAAGGGGGGAGGTTGGATTACTGTGTACCAACAAAGAGATGGGCATTACTACAGTGTAAAATACATCCCTTGCCTGAGACCTATCTGGTAAGATAGTTCTGACTCGCATCAGCAGCACCACCTGTGTCTCATCACCTTAACTAGCGGTTGCCAGTAAGTTTATTCAGTCACTCCCATACCCGATGATCAGTCAGGTATATACTATTTATAACACATCTAGGATTGTTTGTCAACCATTTCTTCAAACTTTTTTATTTTTGTTAGGAGATCATCAAACATTTCTCTGACTTCTAAATTAGGATCTCCACCTAACATAACGACTGCCTGTTTCATGTTGTCAGCAACTTGTTTTGCTTCTGGATCATCACTCAACTGAAGACGGGCATGAAATACTTTTTGTTTATCTAATAATTTTTTTAGTGCTTCAAAATACTGTAACTTTCTTTCCTTATCAAGGAGTGCAAGATTAGTTACTGATCTGAAACAAAACTCTTGAAGAGCAGCCATCTCTTGGATGTCACCTCTGACTAATTCTGATTGAAAAAATTTACTCATACTAGCATTAGTTTGGCACGACTTGTTTTCTTCATGAAATTTAGTTGCTGTGCTTCATATTTAAGCTTTTCTTTGAGTGGTTTTGATATCAATTTAGATACGGATTCCACTTCTATTTCATTTATTTCACAAAGATGTAGCACTGAATCTATGTAGTTCATATCTTCATTTGTCACAGCAATTTTCTCTACTTCTTGTGAGAACTTCGCACTAGTCATAAATTTATCTTCAAGTAAGTTTTTCTTTTCCATATGTTTGGTACTCGTCTATGTACTGTATGAGTTTAAGAAGATATTCCTTCTTAGGTGGTTTGATTACAACTTGTGTTTCACCATTCTCACAAGCAACTATAGTTACCAATTGTTTAACAGTTAAACCGTACAGTTCTTGAAGACAACAAGCGTATGCTGTCTCTTGAACAAAGTAATCGTACAAATATTGTTCCTTCTTAGGTTCAGCAGAAGTTTTAAAATCTATGATGGATAGTTGCCCATCAAATTCTGCGATGCAATCTACACGACCTGCTATTTCTAAATGGTCTGAGTAGAGTGCTGCTTCTTGCAGTAATATATTATTTATGCGATCTAGTACACGTTTACTATTGTGAAACATGAATACAGGAAGTGGAGTCTCCTTGTACTCATCAATCTTTAACTCATTGTTAAAGTAGTCCTCAACTATTGAATGATACTTTGTACCACGTGATGCAGAGCGTGAGGAAATCGCAGCTGCTTTGTCTTTACCGACACGTTTTCTCCATCTAGCAAGACTCTTTTGCTTCTTAATATTATTACTGATGACAGTAGTAACTGATGGATAATGATTGCCACTAGGTGTTAAGTAAAGTCTTTTACCCTCCACCATTTCTGCTTTCATATCAAGAGGAACTAATTCCTTGTGTGTAAAGACAGTATCTATCATAATCCTAATGACATCTTGCTAATTAGATAAGATTTTACCAAACCAGATCTAACGATATCACTCACTCCAAATTCTATTTCAGAAAACTCATCCATATTTTGAAGAATGCGTTGGAAATCTAAGATACCATTACGTTCATTTGTTTTGACTAAATCTGATTGATTTACATCTCCACAGAATACTATCTTACTATCTTGTCCAACACGTGTCATGATTGAATCAAGTTCGTGGAAGTTAAGATTCTGACACTCATCAACAATGATGATAGCATCATCAAGAGTAGTACCACGGAGGAATGATGTAGACCAGAATGAGATTGTTTCTTGTGTTTTAAGATTATCATATAACATATCAAAACTAGTTTGGTCAGGCATGTGGAACATATTTCTTACCATATTTTTGTATGGTATTTGATATAGTTCTGACTTATCTTCATGAGTACCAGGCAAGAACCCAATCTCACGTGTAGATACAAGAGACCTAACGATGTACACTTTTTCGTAAGGTGATTCTTCATTCATCACCTCTTTAAGTGCTAAGTACAATGCAATAAATGTTTTACCTGTACCTGCTGCACCAAATGAGAATAAGTTTTTACCTTTATCCCATTCTTTAAAAAAGAACTCTTGGTTCTCGGTAATAGGACCTACATCAAGGAAGTAATTACTGTTAATAGGTTTCTTCCTTTTCAACATTTTCTTAGACATACCTGTAGGAGAAGGTGTCTTCTTTTTAACTGCCATAATTTACCACTGATATCCTTCTTTTGATTTGGGACACGATCCATAATTAGGATTCTTTTTAACCTGACCCATGACATCTGCCCAACCAGGATGTGTCTTTCTCATCTTATCTCTCCAGTCTCCAACTTCACCCATGCTTGCTACACCTGCTGTCCAATCTTTATCCCAATCAGGATTGTCAATCCTCCATTGTTCATAGTCTTTAATTGACATACGAAACTCTTTTGTTTCACCAGTTTCCTTGTGTTTTACATTATAGGTTGGCATTATGTTTTATATTTCTACGAATTAATTTTGCGTACGTGACATCCTCTTTAGTATACCACTTAGAATTAACTTTGGCAAGCTTTATTAATCTTTTAGCCGTTTTTCTTTCTGTTTTCTGATTCTCTTTCATCTAGGTATTTATACGACCTTTCATATAAAAAAATCTGGGAAAAATTTTTTCCCAGATTCATGAAATCAAAAATGAATTTTGATTTATGCAGCAACAGTAACCTTTTTAGCTACCTTTACACCACGGTAAACAAGGTCTTGTTTAGATGTGGATGTTTGCTTGTTGTCATCAGTGTTGTACTTAACACCACGGTATGTGACTTGTGCCATCGGTTTTCTCCTAAAGTAATTGGACTTTGACATCCGTTCCTTCAGTCGGCATTTGCGTCCCGTTAGGGATGAACGAACCCGTTCCGTGTCGGCTTACTTGCGTCCCAATGCATCACATTCTTCCTCTACCTTTGTAGCAAAGTAGTTGATCAGATCTGACTTGCTTCTGTCATCAAGATATTCATCTTGCATAACTTCAACAGCTAGTTCTGTCCACTGCTCACACTTAATAGTCCAATGGACTGGTTCGTGTGATGCCAATAAAGATAGGTAAAGAAGAAATGGCATGGGATGAACGATTGTGTTTATATTAACACAGTTATATTATATATGCAACTTAATGTGTAGCGACTGTTACAATTCTTTGGGTAAACCGTAATGGTAATCATCTGTGTCACCATACCTCTCCATGTGACCACGTTCTACACTGAATATTCTAGTTGATACCTTGAAGTCAGGCATCTTAGGATTCTTAGGTGTCAAAGAGTTATCATATATTCTCATCCTATTATTAGGATACAATGCAAACTGACCATTGTTCAATGCTATCAGGTTATGACTCTTATGTTCTGATGGTGTCTCTGATGTGCTGTAGTCTGGTGTGTCAGGTTCGTCATGATAGTTGTCTAACGTAATAACATACTTACCTAACTGTGATCCATAGTCTCTGGTATACAGTTCGTAATCCATAGAACCTATGAACTGTTTGCATATAGTTGTGACACCATAGTCCATGCAATTCCAGAACTGTAGGTTAGGTAGATCCATATCTGGATCTGGTGTTTTAGGTTCGCTTACAAATGCACTGATAGGTAACTTATCATATACTGCTGCATACTCTGGTAAGTATGTCTCAAAATAAAATGCCCTGCCAGGCATTGATTTACAAGATACCCATACGCCAGGTGTAAATTCACCATGACCTGATTGAAAATCAGTTAGATATTCTTTTCTCACCCACACTTCTTCTGCGGGCATGTTACTAATTAATGTCGCCATCTATAATCACCGAACATGAACATACAAGATTTCTATCTCCATACACATTATCTATTCTAGCAACAGCAGGCCAGAATTTGTGCTTAGGACTGTTAGGGAACACTGCCTCCTCACGTGTGTATGCATGCACCCACTCACCACATATCTCTGACTGTGTATGCGGTGCGTTCTTTACTATCTCTGGGATAGTATGTATCTCTCTTTTTATTTTATCCATAGCATCTACAAATCTTTGCAACTCATCGAGTGACTCAGACTCTGTAGGTTCTACCATCATAGTTCCTAACACAGGCCACGATAATGTAGGTGCATGGAATCCATAGTCCATAAGTCTCTTCGCTATATCTTCTGCTGTTACTGGTAAGTTCCGACAGTCAAAGATACACTCATGTGCTATCCTACCATTCTCTCCTTTGTATAGAACTTTGAATGAGTCTTCTATCTTATGTGCCAACCAGTTAGCATTTAGTAGTGCAACCTCTGTTGCTTGCTTGAGTCCATCAGCACCCATCATTCTTATATACATCCAACTAATAGGTAAGATAGATGCACTGCCTTGGACTGCTGCTGATACTCTTTGATTTACAAATGGTGTGAGATGTTTTGCTACACCAATAGGACCTACGCCAGGACCTCCACCTCCATGTGGAATGCAGAATGTTTTATGTAAGTTTAGATGACATACATCTGCACCATAGTCACAAGGTTTTGCTAGTCCTACCTGTGCATTTAGATTTGCACCATCAAGATATACCTGACCACCATTGTCATGAACGATCTTACATATCTGTCTGATGTTTGTTTCAAACACACCGTGAGTTGATGGATATGTAATCATAATACAAGACAACTCAAAGGTATTCATAATTGCCTTTTTCTCTAGATCTTTGATGTCTATGTTGCCTTCTTCGTCACACTTGACACCTACAACTTTCATCCCTGCCATCACTGCTGATGCAGGATTAGTTCCATGTGCTGACTCTGGTATCAGACATACATTTCTTTTATCATCTCCTGATCCTTGATGGTATGCTTGGATTGCTAACAGTCCTGCATACTCACCCTGTGATCCTGCGTTAGGTTGTAATGATATAGAATCAAACCCTGTGATATCACATAACCATTTCTGTAAGTCATCTATTATTTTTTGATAACCCATAGTCTGTATCATAGGTGTATGTGGATGTACGTTAGCAAACTCTTCCCATGACACAGGCATCAGTTCTGATGCTGCATTTAATTTCATTGTACAACTACCAAGTGGAACCATACCATTTACTAATGAGAAATCTTTAGAGCATAACTCATAGATATATCTCATCATGTCAGTTTCACTATGATACTTATTGAATACTTCCTGAGTCAACCATGGTTTAGTTCTCTCTGGTATGCTATGCCATTTGTATCCTACGATATAATCCCATGCTTGGTAAATGGTGTCTCTATGTTGTGTATAATCTTTCTGTGTATTTACAATATCAAATACCGTATCAAAGTCTGATAGTTCATCAAGAGATAGTGTGATGTAACCACCTTCATACTTGACATTATATCCTTCTACAAGTGCATCAGACTTCCATCTGACAGTATCAAATCCTTCGTTATCATCTACCTCAAAACCATTCCACTTTAGAACAGACAGCAGAGTCTGTCGTAGTAATCTAATTCTTCTTGCTATAGCATGTAATCCATCTGCACCATGATATGCTGCATAGAATCCAGACATATTTGCGAGCAGTGCTTGTGCTGTGCAGATGTTACTGGTTGCTTTGTCTCTTCTAATATGCTGCTCTCTAGTTTGTAGTGCTAATCTATATGCTTTGTTGCCTTCGCTATCTACTGACTGACCTACAATTCTGCCAGGTATTTTTCTCTTATACTTGTCTGTTGTTGCAAAGAATGCAGCATGAGGACCTCCGTATCCCATAGGAATACCAAACCTTTGCATACTACCTACAGCAATATCAAATCCCCACTCACCTACAGGTTGCATCAATACCTGACACATAGGATCTACGATTGCTATCTTGACACACTTATATACTTCTGCAACTCTGAGTAATGCATCACAATATTTTAGTTGTCCATTTTTATTTGGAAGTTGAACTATCATTGCAAATGCATCATCAAATTCTATGAGAGGAACAGTATCAAAAATATCAAGCATCTTAATTTCAATGCCTAATGGTTTTGCTCTGGTCTCTATAACTGCTAGAGTCTGTGGAAATATATCTTGATCAACTATGACAGTCTTCTTATCTTTAGTTGAGTTGTATGCTAACAGCATTGCTTCCGCAGCTGCGGTTGCTTCATCTAACAGAGATGCGTTTGCTATTGGTAATCCTGTGAGTTCTGTGATGAGCGTTTGGTAATTGAATAAAGCTTCCAATCTTCCTTGAGATATTTCAGCTTGATAGGGAGTGTAAGATGTATACCAAGCAGGATTCTCAAGAACGTTTCGCTGTATGACTGGGGGTGTAATGGTTCCATAGTATCCTTGACCTATAAGACTAGGTTTTACTTTGTTTGCTTTTGCTATATTTTTTAACTCTGCCAATGCTTGATGCTCATGACATCCTTTTGGTAAGTTGTTCTCACCTCTAAGTAGTATGCTATCTGGCACTACTTGTCTTACGAGTTCATCTAAATTAGAAAGACCCAAATCCTGTAGCATTTGAGTCTGTTGATCCTTGGAAGGACCTATATGTCTTCTAAGAAAATCACTCATATGTTTTGAAAAATTCTTTTAGTGTAGTTTGATAACCTGACTCTCGACTAGGTGGTTCCTTGATCCCCTTCATCTTCTTGTAGTCGTTGTGCATCGCTTGGAGCAACCATGCCTGTGCCAGTTGATGAGGTCCCTCTTTCAACAATTGGATTTGATATTTCGATAGACCAGCCTTCATCTCCAAATACTCCTGTCTCCACGATATGCGGTTCTCGTTCTGGTTCCTTCCAAGATTGTAAGAGTTCATCTGTTTGCCTGTCGACGTCCTTCATTGTATTATATATTTTAACATTGATCCACCATTTTTTCAAGTAGTCAATAAATCCTAACAGTAAAAATGAGATAGGAAAGCGTTGCTTCTTTGCCCACCTCTCTGCCTTTGCGTACCAAGGATCTGATCCCTTGCCGAACTGTTTATAAAATTCTATCTTAGGTGTAATCATCCTCCTGCCATGTCCTCAAAGTTGTAACTCTCTTCTGCAGACTCAACGATTGATCGTTTGAGTTCTTCGATGTCCCACATCAAATCAGAGGGATAGTCCTGCGAAGGTGTCTTCTGTGACGTCTTGTTTGATTCCTCCGATGACATAGGATTCGATTTCTGTTTCTTGTGGTGCATTTTGTTGACCTTTAGAATTTAACCAATACTGTGTCCATGGTAATGGATTGTTTCTAGGACTTATATCGTATATAGGATCTATTCCTATTGCTTTCATTCTCCTGTTAGCAGTGAACTCAACATACTGACCTAGTAGTTTCTCATTTAGACCTATCATAGATCCGTTCTGGAATAAGTATGATGCCCATGCCTTCTCCTCATCAACAGCGTTCTTAAACATTTCTAGAACGTTGGGTTTTTCTTCTTCAGCGATTCGTACCATTTCTTCATCGTCACCATCTTGCCATTTTTTGATGATCTGTTGAGTAAGGACAAGATGTTGGCTTTCATCTCTGGCGATGAGAGAGATAATTTTAGCGGATCCTTCCATAACTTTGAGTTCACCAAACGCAAACGAGCAAGCGAAGGATACATAGAACCTAATGCCCTCAAGAATATTGACGTTGAGGACTGCTCGGTAGAGTTTCCT